TTCAAAACATCAAAAGAAATAGCAATAGAATAGAGAAAATAGAAGCATTCTTAGTAATATGATCTACAAAGAAATAAACCTAAATGATGAATTGATTAATTGCTTATCAAATAAAGAACCAGGAGAAGATAAAACCAGGTTAAGAACACTAGCAAAAAATTATAACATAATAGATATTACAGTTGTTCAGGATGAATTATCAGTCGACATACCATCAGGAAGGGTAAAAATAAGAGGACGTGTTTTAAAAGCAATAGCAGAAAGCGAAAACAAAAAGGTTACCATTCGCTGGGAGGAAAATGACAAAGTAATAAATATAATTGAAAACTAAACACTAAGACAATGGCCTACAATACGGCAGAACTATATGAAAAAGCTAAAGAGGCAATAGTAAAAGATAAACTTCATTTTATTGCGGACGTGATAGCAATACTCCCGTGCTCAAAGGCTACATTCTACGACCATTTCCCAGATAAATCCGACCAATTAGACGAGCTAAAGACTTTAATCACTAGTAATCAAGTAGATGTGAAAAAGCAATTGCGTAAGAAGTGGTTAATATCCGACAACGCCACATTGCAAATGGCACTATATAAATTACTTGCTGATGATGGGGAAAGGAAATCGCTAAGCCAAACGTACATAGATCACAGCACACAAGGCAAAGAGATAAACACAGTACCAAAAATAACACCTGACCAACTTGATAAATTAATTGACAAACTTTGAGAGTAAAGCATTATTAGCAAGACTAGGCGCAAGGGGTCACTTTTGGGCCTATTGTTATTACATGAATCCTGAGTTCTTTGAGAAAAGAAGATTTTTAAAGGACATAGCAATAATATTAAACGAACTAATTAACGGCGATCTTTTAAGGGTTTCCGTATCACTCCCACCAAGGGCTGGCAAATCATACCTTGCCACATTACTAGCTTCCTACACAATAGGAAAGTTTCCTGAAGAATCAGTAATGCGTAACTCATGCACTGCCACATTATACAATAAGTTTTCATATGACGTAAGAGATATCGTAAAAAGCGATAAGTTTAAAAGCGTATTCCCAGAGGTCAACCTAAAGCAAGACAAGCAAGCTGTAACAGGCTGGAATGTAGATCAGGCCAAACAAGTTACTTACTTTGGTAACGGCGTGGGAGGAACTATTATAGGCTTTGGAGCAAGTAAGCTGTCAATTACTGATGATCTTTATAAATCACATGAGGAAGCATTAAGCGAAACAATAAACGACAAGACACATAGATGGTTTGAATCTGCCCATATGTCCAGGTTAGAAAAGGGATGTAAAGAACTTGACATCGGGACACGGTGGCATAAAGGCGACGTAATAGGGGTGCGAATGGAGAATAAAGACTATGATAAATCGATCTCTATTTCCGCTATGATTGATGGAGAAACCTTTTGCGAAGACGTAAAGACCACCGAAGAATACATACATCTAAGAAATAGAACGGATAAGTTTATTTGGGTTAGTGAGTACATGCAGCAGCCTATTGATTCTGAAGGGTTGGTATTTCCTGAGTCAGAACTAATGTTCTACGATCAAAAGAACACTAATAAAGGTTATAAGGTTGCATTCATTGACACAGCGGACAAAGGAGAGGATTATTTATCTATGCCAATAGTAGAATATTTCCATGAGTCAGGCGAGGGGTATTTGATTGACGTACTATTCAACCTTAACGAATTACATATCAATGAGGATCTTATCATACAGAAGTGTGAAGAGCATCAATTAGACCTGGTGGTAGTGGAGACCAACAAGGAGGGCGGCTTATTCGTTAACAACTTAAGACAAAAAACAAAAGTCCCAATTTATGGCCAATTCAATTCATCTAATAAGATCACAAGGATATTGTCACAGTCAGGTTATATTAAGACAATTATAAAATTCAAGAAAGAAGATATGACCACAGAGTACGGTAAATTCATGAGGCAATTGACTACATATTTAAGGACGGGCAACAGTAAACACGATGATGCACCGGATAGTTTAGCGGGTGTAATGTCAACAATTAGAAAGAATTTTCAATATGATTAAAATATATTTGTATATTTGATAAAAGTTTCTTAGTAAATGGGGTGGAAAGATTTATTCAGGGCGAAAGGCAATCCTTTAAGATCTGATTATATAACCGAGCTAAATGGCTCAATATTTTACGGTGTAAATGCTGCTTCTGATGTATGGAATTTGGAATTGCAAAAAGCATTCTTAGAAGTACCAGAAGTAAACGCCGTGCTCAATCAAGACGCTGCCATGTACTCAAACATGAAGCTAAAGGTAGTCAATAGCAACGGCGAAGAAATACAAAACGACCTTAGTAAGTTACTTACAAATCCAAATTGGTTCCAGTCACAAAAAGAATATTTAAGACAATCAAGACTATTCAGGAATATTTACGGGAATGAGTACATTTATTTTCTTGCTCCCACAGCGATGAATGCCAATGTAAAAGGGATGTTTACGCTGCCCCCTAATAAAATAGATATTTCATATAAGGCTGACTCACCATTCTTTTTAAACGCCGTACGTCCAGAAAACATAATATATACCATAGAAGTAGCAGGTCGTAAGCAACCCCTAGAATTAGAAAACATCATACATCTAAATGATAATCGTATAAGGGTTGGTGATCTATCTGACGAGGAGTTTTTAAAAGGCACATCAAAACTAAAACCTTTATCATGTCCAATTAATAACATTAGGGCCGCCTATGAGTCAAGAAATATAATCTTAGTAACAAGGGGTGCGAATGGTATATTAAGTAATGCTGGTACTGATGCAATGAGTTCCACGGTACAGCTAGACCCAAAAGAAAAGGAAAGATTACAAAAAGAATATAAGAACTATGGAACCCAAGCAGGTCAAAGCCAATTGATCATAACTAATATGGCTTTACAATGGCAGCAAATGGGAGTCAATAAACCAAAAGATTTAGGATTATTTGAAGAAACCAGGCTAGACTTTGATAAGATAATAGATGCATACGGACACAAGCGTGAAATGTATGTGAGTGAAAAGGGGTCTACGTTTGAAAACCAAGCAGAAGCAGAAAAGAACGTATACACAAATACTATAATTCCTTCAGCAAATGAGTTTGTATTTGCGTTAAACCAACGATTAACAGAAGGTAAGCCGTATAATATAATTGCAAGCTATGATCATTTAGCGGTATTTAGTGAGGATTTAAAAGATAGAGCGGAAACACTAGGTGCATTGACTAATGCATTGAGTACGTTGTTTCAAGATGGTGCAATAGATATAAAAGAGTATCAAACAGAACTGGCAAAATTAAACGTTGGTAATGAATAAAGAAGAGATAAAAAAGCTTAAAGCTAAGAAGTTTAAAGCGGTTAAAGAGGGCAAAATAATATTGAAAGATGGAAATTCCAAAGTTTCAAAGTAAGGAGGATTTATATAGTTTTTTGGTAGAGAATAAAAACGTTCTTATTGCTGAAAAGAAAAGTAAAATAAAAAAGGCTGACGGTGTTACGTCTGCTCATTCCTATATAGATAAGGATGATGCGGTAAAAGCAAACGTTCCTATAGAGGAAAACACCAATGAAATCAAGGTAAGAGCGGTAATTAACACCACTAACATAATGGATTCTCATTATGACGTTCATTTGCCTAAGCTTTGGAACAAATCTTTAAAAGAGAATAGAAACATCATGCATTTACAGGAGCATGAAATGAAGTTTGATAAGATCATTTCAGACGGACAAGACCTAAGAGCATACACTAAATATTATAACTGGAGCGAATTAGGGTTTGATTTCGAAGGCAAAACACAAGCTTTGGTTTTTGATTCAGTAGTTAAGAGGGATCGAAATTCATATATGTTCAAACAGTATGCGAAAGGGCGTGTATCTAATCATTCTGTGGGTATGCAGTACGTAAAGATTGAACTAGCAGTAAATAGTAAAGATTGGCCAGAAGAAAAAGACATATGGGATAAGTATATAGATGATGTGGTTAACGATGATTTTGCAAAAGAGGTTGGTTATTTCTGGGCCGTAACACAGGCGAAAGTTACAGAAGGAAGTGCGGTTCCACTTGGATCAAACATAGCCACGCCAACACTAGACAATAATATGAAAGAGCCGCTGCAAAGCACTCAAAACGAGCCGTCAAAGGACACTCAAAACAGTATAAAGGAAATTAAAAATTTTAAATTTGTTTAATAATGGAAAAGGAAGAAAGAGAAGCAATCCTTGAAAGCGTTAAGAGTCAGGTATCTGATTTAACAAAAGGATTCGCGTCTGATGATGATGTGACATCTAAAATTGATGATTTAAATAAATCAGTTGAAGCATTACAAGGAGATTCAGAAGCGATCAAAGCACTTGAAAAAGTAATTGAAGATCAAGGATTAGAAATCAAAAAGTTAAGTAAACCAGAAGCCTCTAAGGGTATAAAAGGTGTTTTCGAAAAAGCTTTTAAAAGAGAAGGTTTAACGGGAGAGCTAAAAGAAATACTTTCATCAGGGGCTGGGTTTATTGAATTAGTCGGAACTACTAAAGCGGTCGGAACTATTACAACTGGCAACGTGTCAACTGACACAGGAGGGAACGCCTTACTTGATATGATCAATAGTGATGAAATCAATTCAATGCGTTTGCGCAATACTTGGATAGATGAGTTTGCAACCGTCACAAGGAGCGGAAAACCAGTTTATACATATACTGATTATATACCAAAAGAGGGTGACGCGGGTTTTGTTGGTGAAGGCGGATTAAAGCCAGAGGTTGATTTACAAGTAGCTGTTAGAACCGTTCAACCTAAAAAGGCAGCGGCACATTCTGAACTATCAGAGGAAGCAATTGACGATGTACCAAGAATGGAAAGCGAATCCAGAACTCACATAATGAAAAGAGTTCTTTTGAAAAGACAAAACGGGATATTATTTGGTGATGGTTTAGGCAATAATCCTGAAGGTGTAACTACTATTGCTTCAGCGTTTAACCCTGCCACATGGACAGCAGGGCAAGAGGCAGCAGGAAGCACAAATTTAAAAGATTGGGTAGTTGCGGCGGCTAATCAAATACAGAATGCTGAAAACTATGCGGATGATGTTGATTATTTTCCAAATGTAGCTTTTGTCAACCCTTCTGATTACAATGGTTTGCTAGTCAAAAAAGCATCTACACAAGGTCGATATATGTTTATGAATATAGAGCTGGGGTCCGACAGACAGACTTTAGGCCAGGTAGCAATCATCGCTAAGAAAGAGATCCCATCCGGTAACTTGTTAATTGGTGATTTTGCAAGGTTGAACATTATCAACTACATTGATTACTTTAATAGGGTTGGTTACATTAACGATCAGTTAATTAATAACTTATTTACAATGTTAGGAGAGACAAGGTTCTACACATTAGTAAAAGAATTAGATAAAATTGCATTTGTGTATGATACTTTTGCAAATATTCAAGCAGGAATTGAACTTCCATAAATAAAAAAATAATGCCAGAGATAAAATCAGATTTAACAAAGCAGAAAATAGTAGTCGAGCAAAAAGAGATTGCTAAGAAAAACAAACATCTTGTAGCTTTTACAGCTAAAAAGGATTTTAAAGCATACAAGAAGGGTAAAGAATATTTTGCTCACACTGTTTTAGTGGAAAGATTAAAGAAAATTCAAGTAGCGTAATGAGTCTAATTGATACATCATATTTTATTGGGGACATACTTATTCCAAATACTGACAAGCCACAAGTCCAGGAGGATATTGAGCAGGCGATAGATCAGTATGAAAAGGAGATTTTGCAGAACCTTCTAGGGTACACACTTTGGAAGGATTTTTCAGCTGAACAGGATGCCCCGGTACAAACAAGATGGATTGATTTAATTAACGGAGTAGAATTTTCTTTTGAGTTACACGGTAACACGATAGATACAAAATGGAATGGGCTTGTGAATGATGATAAAATATCATTCATAGCCTATTATGTGTATTATAAATATCTTGAGCGGAATATTACCAAAAGAACTGGTATAGGAAACGTGAAAGGTAAAGCAGAGAACGCCACTGTTCAAAATGATGTTCGTAAAATGGTTAGTGCATGGCAAAAGTTTCTGGAGTTATACGGTGAATTACCTATAAAAACCTATTGGGAGGGTGATACATTCGATAAATATAGCGACACTTACAAGTTTACCAATGACAGACCAAGCGCATTTAATTATTTGAACGCTAATCGAGAAACAGAATATACGGGGTGGTTATTTGATCCGTTCAATAGAATAAACGAATTTGGTATATGATATTTTATCCTGAAATAATAGGAAAAATAATTGATAAGCTACGAGATAGCGGGAACTATACTAATGCAGTTCAGAACGGTAACGAGTGGACATTAGAAACTAAGAATGAGCTTAAAATAGGTGATTGGGTTGTGATCCTTGAATCAAGCGGTAATGTATCAGGAATGATATTTCCTATTGTTTTCTCGGAGGATGTACAGGAGCTTATCGATGCT